CAATGTATGCTGCAAACAATTTAATAGAATGTTTGTCTTTAGAGAACAGCCAACCTTCGTTAACAGGATTAGCTAATTTCATATTAGTAAATTCTTTTTTCTCAGCCCAACCTGAATCACTTACACAGTCAACCCACTCAACTCTGTATTTGTCATAAGGTAAAGTATGAGAATCTTTAGAGAAAGATATTTTCTTTTTAGTGTAACGTTTTTTTGTCATCTACAGCCCATATAAAAGTTGAATGATCATTTTCTTCTAATGCATCCATAATATTAGAAGGTACATCATGACCTTCTTCATCAAATACTAACTGTAAGTATGTACTGTAAATAATTGCAAGAGCCATTGCGTCTGCAGCTCTAACTGACATTTTAGGATTTTGACCTTTAATAAAATCACCAATAGCTTCTGGCTTTACATTAGTAAGAAATGTCTCTGAATAAGGTTGTTTGCTTTTTGGAAACTTTAAAATCTTAGTCATATTTACGTACCTCTGGCGAGGATATCTCTGATAGTTATTTGGGTTGCATTAAAAAATCAATGTTATTTTGCATCTTAGGTACAAGTTCATCGTACACAGTACGCCATAACATAGAATCATCATAAAAAAAGTTCTTATTTTTCCACATATTGTGGTAATGGTCATAAAATCTGCGACATATTTCGATAGCATCTATGTCTAATTTAATCCAAAAATCTTTTTCACTCATACCATTTGTATGTAATTGATGATGATGAGGATAACATAAAGGTACAGTATATTGATCTCCAACTTTCTGTGAGAAACCTCTAGGCATAGCAAAAGTAATATGATGAGCTTGGCATCTTGTGTCCTGGCAAAGTATGCAAGGATTAGATGCTACCCACTTTAGGTACTCTTTGTCTTTGATTCTTTGTGCCTTGTCCTCTGATAGTATTGTGCACTTTTTTGTAGCCATAATAAATTGCTAAACTAGATAGTCCTTCATGTACGTTATTAGATGCTCTGCGTTCTGACATACTTAACATATGTGCTATCTCAATGATACCAAAATTATAATGACAAAACAACTTCATAAATTTAGATAATCTCGTTCCTATTTCATCATCAACATCTTTGACTGCAAGTGCAGCTCCAAGAGATGATGTAATAAAATCTGTATTAGTTCCATCAATTCGTTCTTTTAAAACATTACCAGTACCACCACCTTGAAGTTCACACATAAGACGATACCTAGATCCAGCTTCATATTCTTCTATAGATATGAGCTTTCTATGAAACATATACATTAAACGAGACTCACGTATATTTAACCATACTTTACGTTTGTCTAAAATTGTAGATATTAACTCAGGTTTCTCTATTTGACGCATAAGATACTTTATAATTTTCTATTGCATTATCAACAAAAGATCTAAATTTTTTGTTTTTATTATATAAATTATTTAATCTATAAACTCTGTTTTTATTACAATTATGCAAACGAGCAATAGTGCTCTTACACCCATACACTTGTGTAGGGTGCAATAGCCAAGAAAGTAAAATACATAAATTATATATTTTATATTCGTTACTATTACCAACAGTTCTTTTACCTTTTAATATATCTAATGATACATTATAAGATGAACTACAATACTTTTGAATATTATTAACCATAAGGAGAAAAACATGAACATTGAATATAGACATAGTGCTTCAAAAACTAATAGTTTTATTGACAGTCCACCCTATTGGATTATCAATAACTTGTATGATTTTGAATCCAAAGCAAATGCCAGAATGATAATGGGCAGTACTGCTGAAGTTGCAGCAGAGTATGCTTTGCAAAACCAAATCACTGATGAAGAAGCTATCATAGATTATGCAAAAACTGAATACCTAAAACTAGAAGGTGATGAGTCAGATGACGAATGCCTTTGGTCTGGTATTATTGCTAATCAGTTTGTTAAAGAACTACCACAATTTGGTAAAATTGTTTCTTATCAGAATGAAAAACAAATACCTGGTGACAAATATGGCTTAAAATATGATGTTATAGGTAAAACTGACTTTGAGTTTGAAGATGTAATCATAGATACTAAAGCTACTGCTTACATTAAAAGACTTAAATCTGGTGCTATTGATAGCAGATGGTACCCAAAAGACGCTGATTTGCGTCAACAAGCCCTTTACAAAGACCTTTTCAATAAACCGACTGCATTGCTCTATTGTTCGTACAAAGACGTTTACAGCGTGGATATGGAAGGCAGAGAAGGTCATTTAGAGACCATTATACAAGCTATGAAACATATAGAACATATCTTGGATATTGCTGAAACAAAAGAGGACATAGTTAAAATGTTTCCATTGACTATGGATAACTTTAGATGGGGTAAATCAGACAATGAACCATCTAGAATATATGCAAAAAACATTTGGCAAAATGCTTTTAAATAGGCTATAACAGCTAATGCAAAAATTTGGAAATATAATAAAACAAATAAATAGGAGAACAAACATGGAACATGAAACGTTTGAATGCTCATTTAAAAAAGCATTCGAGAAAGATGATGGTCAAGTTACTGTCTACGTTACCAAAGACGATGGTAGTGATATGACTATATATGGTGAGGCTTTAGGCTCATCAAGATGGCCGAAGGGAGCAAGACTTAAAATTGATGCACAGCCAGTAAGAACAAGTAAAACTGGTAAACAATATCAAACTGCAAGTAGAATAGAATGCTTAAGTGAAGTATCAGATAATTCTGGTGCTGCACCAAGTATGGTTAGTTCTAGTGGCGTACAAGCTGTTAGAAATGTAACTGATCAATTCTCAGAAAAATACAGATTAACTATGAGTAACCTTATAGGTTCTTATATGTCTGGTGGCAAAATACCAACTGAATCAGAGTTTCAACAAATTGATAATCTGGTTAGAAAAGTATTGGAGGCTAAAGCTAATAGTGTTGAAGAAATACTATCAGACGATCCACCATTTTAACAATTTCTTATCTCCCTCGAGTTAGAAAACTAGGCATTGCTACAGAATAAGGTTCTTCTCTGTAGTAGTGCCTTTTTACTTTAAGGACTTTATGAAAATAATATTTATATTTCTGTATTTAGTTAATGGACAAGTAGAACGTATACCAGTAACTTTACATGAAGGTCAAAATTGTGATGACAAATTTATGGAATTAGTAAAAGTGAATAAAGAAAAAACTAGAGTGTTATATAAAAATACTATAGTCTGGGCACATTATTGCAAATCAAAAAAAGGAGAATGGATTAAATGATTACAGAACAACGATTAGAAAAAGCGTTAGCATTTTTATCTGAAACAGATGAGAGTAATGCAGAAGCTAATGCTAATGTTAAGTATCTTGATAGATTACTTAAACGTAAAAAAGCATTACATATAACTGGTAACACAGAAGATAAAAGTATATCTGCCAAAGAACAATCTTACTATGCAAGTGATACATATAAATCTGCAATAGATGAATTGTTTCAAGCAGAAGTTAAATCATCAACATTAGAAAACAAACGTGATAAAGAAGGTCTTATTATAGATCTATTTAGAACACTAGAAGCAAGTAGACGTAAAAATAATATATGATTTATAAGTTTAAAAAATGGGTAATACTCCCTGCTTATACAGAAGTATTTATTAATGCAACGTCAGACGAAGAAGCATTAAAAATATTAAATGCTATAGATCCTACAACTTTAAACTGGCAAGAAGCTGACTCAATAGAGCAGCGAATGACATATGAAGTTTTAGATGAAAAATCCTGAGAGATATTTGTTTAGAGCAATAATTAGTCAAGCAATACATGACGCTATGTACGATGGTTTAGACAAATATTATCTTATAGATAAACGTAATGCTATTGATTGGCTTATAGGTAATTCAGTAGACTTTAGAACTATATGTCATTATGCAGAAATAGATCCTGAAATGGCTTGTAAAAAGTTTACTGCTGCTATGAAGTTAGATCTATATACATTAAGAGAAGATCAACATAAAGTGTTGAGCAAACCAAGAAAAAAATATAAACATAAAGGTAAATTTAGGTTAACATTTAATGAGCAAAGTTTGGAACAAACAGATTAAAGGTAGTCATTACCAAAAATATAAAATTCAACCAAGTAAATTTGTAGTAGAAAATAAACTTTTATTTCCTGAAGGATGTGCAATTAAGTATATAATTAGACACCAGGACAAAGGTGGTAAA